ATAACATATTCGTTGTTGCTTTTAACATGCAGCACAAACATTTTGTTATACATGATGGAATAGCGTCTTGACAGTTCACTAACCAATTCTTCTAAATCCTCGATTGCCGTAAAGGTACAAAACAGTCTATTGTTCATCAATAAGTTTTCAAATGTAAAATCATAATCATATTGATCATACATACGACGAGGGTGGTCCAAAGTACTATACATAACTTTTATTGAATTTCATAGTAATTTTTACCTTCTTTTGTTTTAACTTGTAAATTGTATTTATTAAATATTCCTAGTATTTCAAGCATTACATCAGGTTCGTCTTTGTCATAATCAAATAAAAACGAATCATATACATACAACACAAGTTTAGTATTTTTCCCACGTAATATTTTAAATATTTCATATAATATATTAACATTATTTGCTGTCTCCAAGTTTTGAAGTACATAATTTAAAAGCTTTTGTGGATTCATGTTTTCCAGTTCCACTCTCACAAATTCATGTCCTGAAAGTGGGCAAATAATTTTTCCACTATATTGAAATTCATCCCATAGTTTATCTGTATAAGCTATTACTCGTTTAAAGAACTCCAAATTTTGATATTCTTTCCAAACTCCTCCATAGATTTGTTTAAATGTAATCTCTTTCGCTTTGGCGTAATCAACATTATACATCCTAGCAAACTCCCCATGAATATCAAGGCTATCAAAATTGAAATCAAGTATATGAGCAAGAAGGGTAGGGTGATAAGCAGAAATATCCATTTCAATAAACTTATCATTGCGGGGGATAAAGCATTTTCGTTCTCCATTTTCTTTATTTAAGGCTGAAAAATTAATATTATTAAATGTGTTTGATGGTCTTGTTGTTAATGTGTTTAGATTATATTGCGTGTATATAAACTCGTTTGGTTGTTTATCAAAGTACTGCTCGAACAGTATTGGATCCACCTTGATACCCGCTCGTTCGAGTTGATTAAACACCAAATCCGCCTTTTGATAAAACGAATTCATTCTTATGTCGTTAAACTTAGAATGGTTTTGCTCACATACCTCATAATGTTTTACAATCGGTACAATAGTGTTTAAATTAGGTACTTGAGGATATCTGCTGTATAATTGTGTGTGAGCCGTTGTTAATTGAGGTATATACGTATGTGGGGAGGGTGAGGGTTGGTAACAGTGCTTAATAGGAAAATAATGTAAAAACTCTTTTCTATCCCTTACATAAATTCTTTCTATACTGTCTAAAACACTTTGTACTTGCTCTAGTGTTGAATTTATTGTTTCACTATGATTGATTGGAATAATGTATCCTTTTGTGTCCCTTTTTGGTCTAAGATAAACAGCACATATATTATTTTCAACTGGGTGTAAGTTGTGGGATGTGGGGATTACTTCAGCATAAACATCTTCATGTTTTAGGTCTGCAAGTAATTCAATATGTTTAGGATCTTCTATCAGCCAGTACATGCTGTAAAGATACTAATAATCTTTTAGGATCCCAAGTAATATTGGGTAAAATTGCCTTTAAAATATTGAGAAAAACCGTACCATTTTTGGGTAGTTTCTAAGTTCATAACTAATCCTTTATTTGCTTTAGCTACTGTCATTTCACTTCCAGTCAAATACCATAACATTTGAATTGGTGCATATAAATCCCATGCTATATTTTTAGATTTTTGTTTAAGAAGATTATACGTTTTTTGATCTATTTCTATATATGTATTTTGATTTCTTCTTTTACAAAAATATCTTGTAAATACTCCTACGTTATAATCTTGTTGGGTTGGTATAGTAGCATTATATAAAGGGACAAATCTATTACTTAATCCTCCTAATATTTTTTTATCAAGAGGAGAATATAAAGATGGATTATCAACATCAGGTGTAAGAATATTAAAAGGTTCAATAACTTCCCCTGCTGTTTCTTGAACTAAATTAAGAGGAAGAGATAAGTTAGGAAGAAGTAAAATATTCAATCCATCCTGTGGGGTTTTGCCTGTATATCTTTTTCCATTTGATAATTCATAGTAGTAACCTATATAATTTTCTTGGGTAGTGGAAAGCACATATTCGTCTCCATTAGTATAGAGACTAGGTTTTATTTGGGATAATGGATAATATGGCATTTATGTATAAATATTATTTATATGGAGGGTATTCTTTTGGAAGGAGATATTGATAAAAAACTTGTCTTATATAAATTCCGTCTTTTTCTGTGTTTTTAAAATCTAATACTGTTTTATATCCTTTTGCAGTTGAATTCCATGTTTTCATTCCTGGTACCTGGTCTAAAGCTCTTTTATCTGTGTTTTTAGTGGTTTTATCGTTAGCTCCTACAGTTCCACCAGCTGATCCTACGGTTACTAATCCAACATATGCTGCTTTATTATTACTTTCACTTATTTGAACTTCCCAAATTGTTTTAAGAGTTTTTGAGTTTATAACAATTTTCAGACTAGTAATCATTGGATTTACTTTTTGATCTTTATAAACTTTTCTTAAAGCATCATTTACCTTAGTTTGCATGCCTCCTATAATTCTACCATTAGTAGATTGAAATGCATGAAGTTCATCCCCATTCTTAGCTAAAAAGGAACCTTTAACAGTTGCTAGTACTTCATTAGTAGATTTAGTAGTAGATTTATTGTTTTTATTAGTAATATCTTTTACCCAACTTGTTACATTTGATGCTGCGTTTGAAGTAGTTGTTGCTGGGGTAGATGAGGAGGAGGATGTAGATGCTGCTGATTTTACAACTGAAGAATAGTATGAAGGGAGATTTGTAATATAATCATCAAAATCTTTTTTAGTCATAGCTTCAATATGAAGGTGAGTTCCTGTGCTATGTTCTCCCCAATTCCCTTGGTAAGCCATAAGTTCACCTTTTTTAAATGTTTTATTTAAGGCTTCTTCTTTTAATTTCTTTAAAACATCAGCATTAAATTGATTTTTAGTACTTTTATTTTGTGTAGAGGGGACAACATGAAGAAATATAGCTGTTTTTCCTTTATCGCTCCCTGTCCCAATCATCATTAATCCTGAATTTGGGTTGCCAAATACTTCGACAACTTTACAATTAAATGGAGCTACAATTTTTACAGGTTGTGCAGATCCATTTTGTTTTATAGTCATATCATAAACTACATGATTTGTATTTTCATTATCCTTAGAATATGTTTCCCAATCATCTTTATCAAGATAGTTTTTAAATAAAGGAGCCCAACCTGATTTTCTATAAGTAACAATTCTCTTCTTTTTTCCAATTGTAAATGTTCTTTTTAAAGTAGAACTATGGTGAGGTCCAAAATCATCAACATTTGTTTTAATACTCCCTTTATTATATATTTCAATAGGACCCGATGTAAGAGGAGCATTTTCAGTAGCTGTATCTGTTACTGTGGGGGAGGATGAATCTCCTGTAGAAGAAGATGAATCTGAAGAAGTAGAAATTTCAGGATTTCCATTACTAGCGGTTCCTATCAGTTTAGTAATAGAATCAAATATTGTATTATATGCTAGGATTAATGCCATTATTTATCTAAAAAATCTATCAGTTTTGAAAGTCTTGTTATTTTAGGGTAAGTTTTTTTTAGTGAATTTATCACACTAGATATGTATCCTTCTGTGTTGTTTTCACTTGGTGGGGCATATATGTAGAAGAACTGTTCTATGGTTAGGTTTATTTTTTTATTTGCAATACCTGCGAGTGAGTTAGGGACGTTCCAAGTTGCTCGATATTCATTATTTTTTTTACTAGGTCCATTTACATCAGTACCAGGATAATCACCTTTAGCCCAAGATTTGATTTTTCTTTCAACTAATGCTTTAGCGCCTAACTCAGGGGTAGAAAACTTAGCAAATCGTCTTTGCCCTTGAGCATTTGCTGGTTCTAGTACTACGTTAGGATCTAAATCTTTATAGGATGATCCTGTTAAGTTACCCGGGTTATTGTTTCTTGAGGGTCTATTTTTAGAACCTTTTTGATAGCCTTCTTTAGTTCCTATAATAGCTGCCATCTCAAAAACAAAAGTTCCACTTTTATATCCTGCACTTAATAATACTTCTTTTAGACTTTTATTTGCTGCTACTGCAGGGGATGATTTTGTAGATTTCTTTGGAGATGAAGATGAAGATGAAGATGATGATGATGATGAAAAGGATGAAGATGATGATGAAGAAGAATCTGATGAAGTAGCAATTTCAACGGATCCTTTATTAATATCATCTATTAGTTGAGTAATAAAATCAAATATTTTAGGATATGTTAATGTTTCTGCCATTATTCTTGATTTTGTGCTATAGTTACAGTTTCAATAGTAGTTTCCCAATCATTATCTTTTATTGAGTGATTTACTGCTTTAATAATAAATTTTAAAGATTTCGGATATTTTTGTGGTAAAAATCTAGTTTCAACATTTACAGCGTTATATATTTTTATACCTGAAATGCCCTCCATTGTAACTGAAAGATTAATAGGGACAAATCCTTGGGTAGGAGAGCCATAGGTATTTTTTTCTTTTTGAAGATGTGCTTGGCAATATCTAAAAAATTCAGTAGCTATACCAACATTTTTATCTATAATTTCATCATTTAGTCCACAAGTATCATCACTAAACCAATCAGCTAATTCCATTTTAGTATAACCAAATGCTTGAACTACTTTACTCCAAATGTTATCAACATATTCTTTATTAGGTTCTGCAACTTCACCTTCTTCTTCTTGAGAGGATTTATCTCCCGGAACTAGTTTTTCTTTCCATCTATCTATAATACCTTTGTTCCATTTAGAAAACATAGTATTTTCTGTTCCTTTTACATAACCACCAGCAGTTGAACCAATAGTAGCCATTGTAGCAAAATCATTTGTGATTTCAGTTTTTAAATTAAAATTTCTAACAAAATTTGATGAATTGAATTTTGGATTGTATCCAAATAATTCTAATCCATAATCTTTATTAATTACTTTAGTATAACTGCCGTCTATAATTTTTAAAGTATTAGTTTCTTCATCTAGTATTACTTCTAAATTATTTACTCCACCCATAGCTTTGTTAATAGCATCACATAGGTTTTGAAGAAAATCAAATATAGCTACATTACCTTTTTCATCAACATTATTATTAAGACTTTGAAGGATTTGGCTATGACTTACATAAACATTCATTAACCATGCATAACCATTATTTTCTCCTTTCCATCCTGCTAGTGTTGGAAAATAATCTTTAGTATTTACTTTTTCTCCTCCATTTACTAAACAAACCCTAGGATCAAAAGATACTTGATAAGGTACAGTATACATTAAATTTGACCATTGACCACAATCTATATCTACAATAGGAGTATTAGTACCTTTAATTTTAGGAATAACAAAATCTCTGATGTATTCTAATAAATGGCCTAATCTCATATAAAATCCATTATCATTTATATAGGATGAATCTTCCTCTCCATTATTATAATTAAGATAAATTACATCTTTTTTACTTTGGTTAGTGTCTGCTAAATCTAATGTAGGAATTGATTTTACTACAATAAACCCTTCACCATCTGTTGTATAACAATTTGATTCTGATTGTTGAAGATCATTTAGGGTTTCAACTTCAGGATAATTAGCATATGCCCCACCATTAATATCTTTTAACCAATTTTTTGCTTTAGTATTATTTTCTGCTTGATGCCGTTCAATTACTGGGGAAAGTTCAAGAACACCATCTGAAGGAGGTTTAATGAACCAACCTGCTAGGGATATTCTTTTATTTTCACTTCCCCAAGTACTATAAACAGTACAATTTTCTATATCTCCTCTATCTTCAATACCCGTTTCAGGATTAGTATTTGGATCAAGATAAAGCTTTTGAAGAAATAAATAAGATGAAATTATATTATCTGCGGGGGTTGGCATAATGTCTTGGTCTGTTCCTTCTTCATCATTATATAGAATATATGATTGGTTAATGAATGAAGACATTGTAGATGATGGAGTTACATTTGCTTTTAAAGATTCAACTACATCTCCTAAGCTTATAAGACTTAAAGTAATATCATAAGACCCATCTTGAGCAAAAGACCAACTAAAATTAGTTACTTTACAAAGTAATCCATCATAATTTCCTTTTTTACCTTTTCTATATGCTTCTATAGCTGGGAGGAATGAGGCGTAAGATTTCTTTTTCCATTTTGAATTAAAAAATCCATCTTCAGATTCTATTAAAGTAGTATAGTTTGATACTAAACTTCCATCATTTGCTAAATATGGAGACCAACCCCATTCTAAAAACATAGTATATCCTAATCTTAAATAAAGTAAGTCTAGGATTTGAAATTGTTCAGATGTATAACATTTAATATTTACTTCTGCTTTTTTTATTGACCCTCTATTTAAACATTTTACTTCTACACCTGTTATACCGGGCATAGGTGCTAGACCATATTCACCAGTTTTCGCATTTGAAGTTGCTGTTCCCTGTACGTTATATGTTCCTTTTATGTAGTCAAAAACATTATTTGCATCTGAATAAGTTCCTCTTTGTTTTAAGTATCCATTTTTTAAAGCAGAAACACCTCCAGCTAAAACATAATTTTTAGCAAGAGTATTCCCAGCTAAACTTTCTCTTATTTTTTCTTCTTTTACTCGTTCAGCGGTAAGTTGTACGCCTGAGGCAAGTTTTACCCAAGCGGTTTTTGAATTAAGATAAGATAAATATTCGGCTGATCGAGGATTACCAGGGGTTCCAGACCCATGTGCTTTTTGTCTAATATTAATTTGACCGGCAACATATTTTTTAAAAGGTTCGCCTATTATATTTGCCATAACTTATTTTTTTATATTACTGTGTTTATATTTTCATATTCACTTAAAATAACTGTAATCCTTTCAGCTCCTGGGATTCTAAGTTGAGAACCTGGTTCTGGGATTAAAGAATCTGGAGAGGTAATGTTTGAGTTGGCTCTAGCAATAATCCACCATAAAGATGAATCTTGGTAGTATATTTGAGCTAAAGTATCATATCTATCTCCTTGTGTAGTATACACATAAATATCTTGAGAACCACGAGGAATTGAAGGATACTTTACATTAATGTATCTTCTATTTTGATTTTCTGGGGTTGTTATTACAGGGATATCTGAATAGCGGGACATATATTATCTAAGGGATTGGTTAAATATGTTTGATCTACGATTTGGGTTAGCTAATTCTGGGGTTTTAATGGGGATATCTTTAGGTGAGGGTGTTGGGAGTTGTTTTTTTAAAAGATCAGGATCTGAAAATATGTTATTTACTTCTAATTGGTTTTGTAAAGGATTAGATTGTGAATAAGGATTTGTTGAAAGTGTAGTTGGAGCATTAAGTGTTGTAAAATTTCTAGTAGCATCTAGTTGAACAGTTGGTTGAGGTTCTTCTAAAGTTGTTTGAACATCAATATCTTCTGGAGGGGTTACTAATTGATTTTCTGCTGTTGCGTTAGCTGTTACATCTTGGAAGATATATTTTTTCGCTTCTCCATTCCAAGTCATTTGTGGTCTAAAGTTATGAATAGGAGTAAATTTAACCCCAGATACTTTAATATATAGTGGAACTTGTACGCCCTCTAATATATCCCAAGGTGATTCTTCTATTACTTCATATGTAAACCCATTCATAATGCCCCATTGATTATGAATATAATTTCCTATAGTTACTTTATGCATTTTACCTGAAAGATATCCAGCATCTGTGTATGTTGGGGCTAGTGATGAGGCAAGTTCATTAAGTTTAGAATACATAATACTTAACATAGCAGGGCTTTCTGCTACTACTGTAAAATTAAAGTTAATGTCTCTACTAAATGTATTATATTTATAAAATTTTTCACCTCTACCCATATATGATTGGGCAGTCCAATCAGCCCCATATGTATCTGATAAACCATCAATATATGCTCTAAAAGTAATAATTTTTCCTTGGGTGGGGTGTTGAGGATTAACTATTTCTATTCTAAAAGGAATTAAATCATCAGTTCCTAAATTGGAAGTACGTTTTTGACCATTTTTTTTATTATCATAATATATATTATCTAGTGTTTTTGAATCAGAATAATCTGTTTGAGAAGAAATATAATCATATGATGATTCTATATAAGGATCATTAAACCCTCTTTGTTTTCTACTTATTTGTCTAAAATCAAAAGATATACCTCTACCTCCAACCCGATACGGATTATGATATGTAATGATATTTCCTTCTTCATCAGCAAAATCTCCACCATTTTTGTTCATATTAGCTAAATAGCCAAAAGTTGGAGATTTAAATGCTTCTGGTTTATCAAGATCATAAACATATGATCCTGTAAGTCTAGGATCAACATTAAGTGTTTTATTAGAGGAATATTCTCCTAAAAAATTACCATTAGGATCTATAGCTCTATAATGTCCTGCTTCAGAATCATATTCAGAATCTTCTAAGAGTTGTCTTCCAAATTTTACTAATGTTTTATTTATAGAAGAATTATAAATTGCATCAGTAGAGTCTGTTATAGTTCGATTAAAATCTTCTTTAGTAAGATAGGTTTTATACTCATCTATTGGAATTAAAGTACCGGGTTCATATATAGAAGGGAAAAAACTTAATTCATATGAATCAGATCCTAAAATTAAATCATTTTGTATATCATAAATAGGAATTGAAGGTGTTGCCCCATTTTCAAACTCATCTAAATTAAATGTAGATGGAGGAGTATAGTTAGATCTGTCAGTAAAATTATACTTAAAACTGGCATTAATAGGGATTTTCCAGTTTTCATCGTTTGCTTTACTTTTATAAGTTTTTCCTACTAAATAATCTTTTAAATCTTGTCTTGGAATTAATGGAGTAGGATTTGTAAATTCATCATCTAGATATTTATCAGGATTTTTAATTAATATTCCTGATTTATAAACACTGCCTGAGGGGGTTGTTGAAGGGTAGTTAGGAGTTAAATAGTTAGTTTCTTTAGGGGATAAAGTTTTTAAAGGGGATCCCGTATTATCAGTAGCATATCTTATATAAGTATTTCCTATTCCTATACTAGAATTAGATCCACCAGTATATGAAACAATAGAATTTCCTACATTAAGTCCATATCCTTTTACAAAAGTAAAATTATTTTCTGATTTATTTTCTGGGATTAGGGTTAAAAGTCTAGCAAGTCTATTATTTTCAGGGTTAAAAGAGCCTATTAATTGATTTTGGGCTATTACTTCTTGATATTTTTTTATAGAAAGAGTTGGGTTTTCACCTGTTGGATCTATTCCTGGTTTATTTACATGAGTCCCTAAAAATCCTACTCCTGCTTGAAATAAAGTAGATAAAGGAGTATAAGCACCTTCATTAATTCCCCCTCCTAAATATCCTATTCCTTTTGATGCTTCAGTTTTTGTGCCTGTTCTAGAAAGTAAAAGTTGTTTTGAAGTAAATAAAAAACCACTTGGGTTTTGAAAATTAAAAAAATATTTAGTTAAACGAGTAACATCTTCTGCAGCACTTAATGGAGCTTCAATACCTCCTCTTAATATAAAATCATTATAATACGATGGATTTTTTAAATCAGTATTATTAATATCTTTTTTAATAAAAGGTTGATTACTATCCCCTCCCCCAAGTTGGTCTTTACCATATTTGAGGGATTTAAGTTTAGTATCTCCGTTTTGTAATTTGAGTAAAAGACCCATCTAGTATCTTATTCAGGCAAATTATCTAAATATTTTGCTGGGGAGATACCATTAAGATCTAATTGTGAAGGAAGTGGTAGAGGATTATTTACTCCATCAAGATAATCATTAGATTGAATTGATACTGTATTAGCAAAATCACCATTTAAAGAATATCCAGGAGCACCACCATCAGAATGAAGTTTTGATTGTTGTGTTGCTAGAGGGTTTACTTGAGGTGAAGCACCATTATATGCTGTAAAAGCAGATCCTTCGGTTGTAAGTTTATTTAAAATTCCCATAGTTATTTATTTTATTATAAATATTATATATTATTGAATTAACACTGCTGCTTCGTTTCTTTTATTTACAGCAGCTATTAAACGGTCAAATTTTTCCCCCATATTAGGTTCTACAGGTTTAATTTCTTTTTTAGGAGCTGTTTTATTAGATACGCTAAGTGTGTTTTTAGGAGCAGATACTACATCATCACCTTTTTTAAATAAGTCAGTTCCGGCTACAATTGTATCTTTATTATTAAATGAAATAGCACCTTCAGGACCATACATTACTCTATCACCGTAACCTCCACCACCAGTTGAAGGACTGATAATACCATCATTCATAAACTTGTAGCCTAATGCTGCTATAGTTCCTGCAGCTGCTATACCCAATAAGAAACCAATAGGTCCCATACTAGCGAATCCGGCTATAACTTTCATAGAAGCTTCTCCGATTGAACGAATAAGGCCTTTTTTTTCAAGTAATGCTGCTCGTGCATCCATACTTCCCATAGCAGCTTGGTATCCTAATTGAACTGCTTGAATTGCTGCTTTTCCTTGTTCAATAATTAATCCTCTTCCCTTAAACATAAGAGAAATTTCTTCTTTAGCAGCCATAACTCCTGCTTGGATAGCACTATAATTCATAGCTACCCCCAATAATGTAGCTATACCTAATATAGCAGTAAGTACACCTTTTGATTCGGAAAGCCATGTAAAAATACTAGATACTGTGCTTCCTATTGTTTGGAAAGCAAATACAATAGGTTGTAAAAGAACATTAATTAAAGGTAAAACACTAGAAACTATATCAGATAAAGGAGATAAAATAGCTAATACAGGTTCAGCCATACTAATAAATACTTCTTTTAATTTTTCTGTGGCTTGAGTGAATCTTTCTTGTACTGATTGTTGGGCGAATTGGTTAGCTAAAGCCTCATTACCTAATTGTTTTTTAGCCTTTTCTAATCCTACTTCTTTAACTAAATTATTAAATTTTTCTTGGGCAGTTGCTCCTTCTTGTTCAGTAAGTTTAGATAGGGCTTCTCTATCCATTAGTGATTGAGCGAGCTCATCTTTAGTCATTCCCGCAGCTTTAGCTAAAGCTTCTTGTTGAATAACATTCATTTTAGCAAAATCTCTAGATGTACCTACTTGTTTTGCTACTTCTGCTGCTGCTTCTGCTGTTTTTCCTTCTAATGCTAGTGCTCGTGCTCGTTCAAAATTTAAATTTTTACCAGTTAATAATTCAGCACTTAATTCACTTTCAATAGAAGTTTCAAATTGAAGTAAACTTTCAGATATTTTTTCGGCTTGTTCTAAATTTAAACCAAATTGTTTTGCTTGAACTGCAGCTTTAGCTACTGCTTCAGCACTTCCACCTAATGTTAATTTTAATGAAGCTGAAGCGGCAGATACTTCTTTTAAAATATCTTTTTCATTGACAACAAATCCATTTCTAGCAGCATATGCCTCTGCACCCCCTAAAATTTCAGCTGTATTATCTTCTAATGTTTTACCATTAACTAAAGATAATTTTTGAATTCCTATTAATTCTTCATTAGTGTAACCTGCTTGTTCACGTAATTTAGTAAATGTTTTTAAATCACCTTCATTAAGCATTGCATTAGTACCTAATGACTTACCAACAGCTACCATAGATTCTTGTAATCCCTTAGTATTAAGAGCTACATCCCCTGAAAGAGTAGCCATATTACTTAGTTCTCTACGAGTATCTAAAGCTTCTGAGTAAGTTATATTAAAACTTTTGGCTAAATCACCGGCAGCTTTATCAGATTGTTGAAGTGCATCTACGAATCCTGCAATGAGAGCTTCAGGACCTAAAAGACTTTTTCCTAAACCACTGAAAGCAGCTTTAGCCCCTGCTCCTAAAATTTTAAATTTATCCCCTAAAGTTGCAGCTTTTTCACCATTATTAGTTAATTTAGAAGCCATTTCATCCATAGCAGATGTAGCACCTTCCATATTTAAACTTTTAGACAAGCCACCAAGACCCAATTTATCCATGGCACCTTGCATGCCTTTTAGAGCATTACCTCCTAGTCCTAAAGCATCATCTATATTTTCTGCTCGTTGTTGAAAGTCGCGGGCATTTGTAATTAGATCTTCAAAAGATTGGTTTTGACCATCAAGAGTTCCTCTAATTTCATTTTGAGCAGCATTAATTTTTCGAAGTTGATCTAACTGTTGAGCATTTTGTTCTCCGTTTCTTCGTGCTTCTATAATAGCTTGTTTATCTGCCTCTAAAGTATCTAAAGTTGTTTGAAGTTTTAATTTTTCTTTTAATGCTTGTTTTTCAAGAGATTTTAATTGATCAGCAGATAATTTATTTATCCCAGCATTATGTGATTGTAAATCTTGAGCAAGACTAGTTAATTTGTTAAATGAACGCTTAGTATCTCCTAAACCTTTATTTCCTTTAGAAATTTCACTTACTACATTTTGAAATGAAGATGAAATTGAGTCTAAACTTTGAGAGGCATCACTTAATTCACCTTCCCATTTTTCAAGAAGTTCTCCAACTAATGCAGCATCATTTCTCAATGATGAAAGATCAAATTGAGAAAGGTCTTTTCTTAAAGCTGTTGCTAGCCTTTGAAGTCTTTCAAATTGTTTTTGTGTTTCTTCTGGGGTAGGGGTTGCCATTTATTTTATTATAAATATTAACTATTTATATCTTACTGGGTTTTTAGTTGGGAATGGTTTTGGAGTAGTACGTTGTTCTTGGGCTTTTTGCAAAAATTCAGGAGCTTTTACTTGTCCTTCAGAATTAATCACAGTTTGACTACCTTTTTTACCTTTGTTTTTTATGGCTTCCTCTTCTTCTTTATAGAAGTTTTGAATTTGGGTAAAGGTAAATTTACGTAGCCAAATAGGCATATTGTAGATTGTATTCCAATCATATCCACCTTTACCGTGGAAAACTATTTCATGAATTTGTTTAAATAAAGCAGCTCTAGCTTGAGGTGCTATATCAGAAGTCAGGCCAAAAAAAACTAACCCCAATTGGGATATTGACTCTAATGTCAGCTCCATCGGGAAAAAAAGTTAGATCAACGTCTGGTTGAACTTCTTTAATATATTCTCTTAATGCCCGAGAATCTTGTGCTAATAGATAACCATCGACAAACTCTCGAATCGATTTTCTTTCTCGATCTCCATTGACTGAAGTAATAATATATTTTAAACGAGTTGTTAATTCAGGGGCTCCGTCTTTGTTAATCTTTTTAAGACCTTCTAGTTCACGGTTAATATCCTGCTCATCCTTATGTGTTAAAACTTTAAATGTTACTACATTACTAGATTTAGGTAAAGTAAATTCAAATTCGTTTATACGCGATTTAAATAATTCTTCTTTAAGTGGTTTATTTTCTACTTGAGATAAATCAACAGTATGTGATTCTCCTAAATAATCAAAAGAATATTCTGAACCGTATCCTAAAATGCGAGCAGCAATCATAATTGCATTTTTATCGCCTACTAATAGCTCATCAAAATTAATTTTTGATATAATTAATGATTTTAATAATTTATCAAGTACAGTACCGTTTTTAATATATGCTTGATTAGTAAGAATATCTTCTTCCTTAGCAGTCATATATTTAATTTCAACTACACCTTTAGCTAGTTCAGAATCTTCAGGATAAAGTAAACCTTTAGAAGGTAATTCAACTGTTTCAGTTGGTAATTTAAATTCACTCATAATTTTTATTTATTATAACTTGTTATCTTATATAAATATATTAAAGGGATGAAATATTATCAGGATTTACATTATATGATAATACTCCTTCTACTTTTAATATTGCTTTGCGTATATCTTCCATTTTTGAACGATCAAAACCACTAGTTGCAATCCAAGGATGACCATCAACTTTTATAGTCATGATTGATTGAAATTTTTCTGTGTTTTGTTCACTATATTCCATAGGTTCTTTTACAGATGCTACTGTTACACCTGGGATTGAGCGGATGTCTGAAAATATTTCTTTTTGAGGGCGCTTTTTGATATTAGTAATAAGCATACCTACCATTTTGAATTTATCTTGGTATTCCTCATTTAGCTTTTTGCTAAGCTCCTCTTTAACTAACGTACGTAAACTATCTAGTTTCATATGGGTATAAATATATTAAAAGAAAACAAAAGCTCCAAATTTCTTTGGAGCTCTTATATATTTTGTTATTTTATTCTTAAAAATTTAATACACAATAATCTGGTTGAACAGTTACTTGAATGTTTACTATAGTCCCATCATCATCCCAGTTATAATCACCGAAATTAACTTCTGTAATAACTGCTCCTTTAATTACCCATTCAGAAACGATATCACCTACAGGGCCTAATACATTAAATGTAATATCTTTTTTATAAAAATCAGAATACCCATCACGACCTGTTACTGATTCGTGACCTAAACGTACCCATTCCATTGTTGCTTGAGCTCCACTTGGAGTAATTGATTCATACATTGTAAATTGAATCGTATTCCAAACAGTTTTTCCTTTTACATAACGTTGAACGTTAATGTGATTAAGGGCAACTGCTGTTTGGGTTAAAGATACAGCACCTACTCCTTTTACTAAATATGATGGAATACCATCCATATAAAGGATAAAGCGGTTTGTTTGTTTAGGTTCAAACGCTGTAAAAAATATTTCGTTTGGATTTAAAATTGCCATTTGTTTTCTATTTTAATTTTATTATAAATATCTAATTTTTCAATTTTTATCCCGGAAATTCAGCTCCTGTTGGTTGTAAGATAAAATCTAGTGAAATGAATTCAGCTGTACGGGTTGGTTGGATATAAATTTGACCTACTAATTGGTTTTGATCAATTACTGCTGGACCGTTGTTTGTATCATCCATAACAACTTTATAAGCGTATAATCCTTGTTTTTGTTGGATTCCTTCTAAGAATGGAGTTACTCTTGCAATAAATGAATTTCTAGTTGCAATAGTGTTTTGTTCAAACACTACTGTATCAGCAATTTGACGAATATATGATTTTAATTCAATCATTAAACGACGTACATTTACGCGATCAAGAGCAGATTGTTCTTTTTGTAGCGTTTTCTGACCATATACTACAACACCTTGTTGAGGTAGTGTGGCAATAGGGTTAATATTATTGCTATACAACGCGTCACGATTACCTTGCGTCAATTTCAGTTCAGCTTGAAGAACTGTGTTTAATCCGCCGCGGTTTATACCTGCTGGTGCAAACCAAGGAGCAGATACTTTATCATTAAATGCATATACACCTGGAATTACAGTTGAAGCTGGTACCCAAATATGTTTACCTGTAGATGGATCAATCATGCGAACCCAAGGCCAATATGTTGCAGCATATGAAGTATCACGAGTGTTTGCTTGTGTTACTACTTCTCCAAGTGAACTTCCATAAACCCCTAAATCCATTACATACATACTATCACCTCTTGCAATTGTGTTTGCAATGATATTAGTAACTTGAGATGTATGAGTATCATTTAATAAACCAGGAGTAAATAAGATATTAAATTGATATGCTTCAGGATTACCTAAAAGTGTAATCATGTTATTATAATCACTACCTGCTAATCCTTGTGTGTTACTACCTATGGCATCATATAAATTAATAGTGTTATTTACTGTTCCATTAGCACTAGTAAATGAACCACCTGCTGAACCACTTCCATTTATTGGAATTGATGCTGTGTATGCACTTACTGCAACTCCATTTGCATCAAAATAATTTGAAGTATTTAAATTAACAGATTTTACACGAATATAACGTGAATTATTTGGATAAGATCCAGATACTTCCATTTGTTCTGTAGTACTATTATATTGTAATTTTTGATCACCAATTACTCTAGCAATGTAGCGATTAGAATTTGGATCTAATGTTAAGTTATTCCATGCCTCTAATACTACTTTATTAGTAGTTATATCATTACCACGTCTAACTAATACATTAAATGTACCTGATCCAGTATTTGAATTTGTAATTTCCCAACGAATATTTGCAACTGATCCTGAATTTAAACTTCCATTAGTTCCTAACATATTAGAACCTGAGGTGTTCATAAGAATTCCTTCTGAAAGGGTTTCTAGGGTAAATGAAATTTCATTAGTACCTCCAGTGTAATAAACTGTAGTAGATCCAGAGGTATAATAATATGAATTACCAGCAGCTCCTTGAGCAGAAGCAGATATAATCATATTAGGAGAACTAAATGAAGCACTACTGTTAATAGTAGTATTTGTATAGAAGTTAGTTGGGTTTGAAGGAATTACACCTGAGGATGTAGCATTATTGAATACATCTTGAGTTGATGAACCTGATAAAATTACATTTACTCCATTAAATGAAGCTGTATATCCATTGGTAACAGCATTTGTTAAATTAAGAATAGCTGATGCTGAGGTTAATGTTATTCCTGAGTTAATGTCTTGGGTAATTGCAGAATTATAAGAACCACTTGCTACACGAGCAACTATTAATGAAGTTCCTCCATAATTGAAATAATTGTAAGCAGCAATAGAAGTTAAATATGAATAAGAATTACCACCACTAATAAATGTATCTCCAAACAATGTTACAAAGTCTGAGTAAGTTGTTACAAGTGTTGGTTTTTCTACAGGACCTTTAACTGTTGGACCTATAATAGCAGCACCTGCTTGAACTGGTTGGCCAGTTAAGAATGTGTTGTCTATTTCGCTAATTGCTACTCCAGGAGAAGTTGTAAAATTTGCCATCGTATTTTTTATTATAAATATCTAAAGTTTCCTTAAAATGTACTATTAAGCAGGAAACGTTGCACCAGTAGGTAATACATTAAAATCAAGTATGATAAATTCAGCTGTTCTAGTAGGTTGAAGATATATTTGACCTATTAACTGGTTATTATCAACTACATTTGGTGGGTTATTAGATTCATCCATAATAACTCTAAATGAAGTTAAACCTTGTTGTTGTTGAACAGATGATAAATATGGATTTACTTGAGCTAAGAAATTATTTCTTGTATTAACATTATTTTGTTCAAATACTAATGTATCTGCAATTTGAGAAATATAACTTTTTAATTCAATTAGTAAGCGACGAACATTTACACGGTCTAAAGCACTTGCTTTTTTCTGTAAGGTTTTTTGCCCAAAAACTACAACCCCTGTATTAGGGAAAGTTGCTATTGCATTAATATTATTTTCATAAAGTAAATCTCTATTTCCTTGAGTTAAAGAGCGTTCTGCTCTAAGAACATTACTTAATACTCCACGATTAATACCTGCTGGGGCAAACCATGGGGCAGATACATTATCATTAAATGCATAAACTCCAGGGATCATAGTTGATGCAGGGACCCAAACTTGATTTCCAGTATTAGGATCAATGGTTTGTAACCAAGGCCAATATGTTGCCGCATAAGAAGTATCATATGATATAGCTTGAGTTAATACTGGGGTTATATTAGATCCATAACCTACTAAGTCTATAATGGCTAATGAATCTCCCCTATTTTGGCATAAAGTATTTATAGATGTAATAGCACTTGATGCAACTCCTCCTAAACTATTAAATAATCCAGGAGTAGTAATAAGATTAAATCGATAGGCATCTTTATTTGCTAACAATAAAATAGATTCAGTATAATTAGAAGCTGGGATGCCTTGAATATTTGTTGGTGAAGTAATATTTTCATAGTATGCACCTGCAACTCCTGTTGGGATATTTTTGCCTTGAGCAGATCCAAAAGTACCTTCACTTACTGTTGGAATTGAACTTGTGTATTGTGGTTTTGGATTACCTACATTATCAAGATATTCTGGGGTAGTTTGGTTTACTTGTTTTACACGCACATATCTAGATTGGTTAAAATAACTTCCAGAAAGTTGAACAAAATATTCACCGTTATCATTTCTAACATTTTCAACTTGATTACCTATTACTTTTTCAATATAATTGTTTGAAAAAGGATCAAGAGAAAGTGGACCCCAACTTTCTAAAATTGAAGGTTGATTTGATGTATCATTACCTTGACGAATTAACAATGTAAATGTTCCCGAACTTGTATTTGGAGAAGTAATCTGCCATCTATAATTTTCACTAGATCCTGAAAGAAGAGTATTATTTTGGCCTGTTGGGCCTGTACTATTCATTATTTCTCCTTCAGATATAGTTTCTAAAATAAAAGCTTCAGTATTTGTACCACCAGTATAATATACAGTTGTACTTCCAGAAACATAGAATGATAAATTTCCAACTAAACCATTTAGATTAGTAGAAGTTACGGTCATGTTAGGAGTAGCAAATGAAGCACTACTGTTAATAGTAGTATTTGTGTAAAAGTTAGTTGGGTTTGAAGGAATTACACCTGAGGATGTAGCATTATTGAATACATCTTGAGTTGATGAACCCGAAAGGATAACATCTATTCCGTTAAATGATGCTGTATAAGCAACTGCTACTGCATTTGTTAAATTAAGAACTGCGGATGCTGATGTAGCAGCAGTTGATGTAGGAATTAATGATGAAGTAGCTGGGGAGAAGGTTCCGCTTACTACTCGAGTTACTAATAAAGAAGTTCCTCCATTATTAAAATAATTATATGCTGATATAGAAGTAAAATAAGTATAAGTAGTACTTCCACTAAGGAAAACAGCCCCAAACTTATTTAAATAATCACTATACGTAGTACATATTGTAGGGATTCCTACTTTACCTTTAACGGTTGGTCCAATGATAGCAGCACCTGCTGTAACAGGTCCTTGAGTAATAAATGATTGATCGTTCTCTATTGCTAATACACCAGGGGATACAATTGTTTCTGCCATTGTAAATAAATTATTTTATTATAAATATGGTGTATTTTAATCTAGATTAATCTAATGGAATAATCTCACCGGTTTCTGGGTTGATATTGGCTTTACCATAAGTGGTAAAGATTGATTGGGTAAAGTTTGTTTCTTTTTCTCCTAATTCATTTAGGAAAATTTTAGCATTTTCGTGACGTTTTTCTAGTTGAAGTTTTATTAACTCAATTTCACCTAACTCAGCAATTAATGCACGAGTATCTGATTGGATTTGTTTTAAAGTGGTTAGTTCTTCTTCTGTTAAAAACTTTTTTTCTGAAACGATTGACATAATTTTGGTTTTGTTTATAAATATGTTATTTTTTATTTCCTATTCGAATATATTTGTACCAAATGCGTTCATGGAAAAAATATAATACAGGTTTAATTAATAATTCTCCTACACCAAGCAATGAAGATAATTCAAGTGATACACCTAATGAATAAGCAACAAACACTGTTGTTAATGTACCTAAAATACGATAAGAAAGTGTTTTTAATATATGGCGGACCATTGCATGTTTTTTATCTTCTCTCATAACTTACCTTCTTTACGCATTTGTTCACGTACTTTTGTAGCTGAAATATCATGGATTTCTTGTGGGGGGATATGTTCAATAACATCATATCCTACACCACGTCCTATATTGATTGATTCAATATCAGGGATAATCATAATATGCAAACGACCAGCCTCAATTAAATCTTGCAATTCACTAGATAAATTCATTAGAATTTGGTGAGCGGTCCATGGATTTTTTTCATCCGGTTCTACATCGCGAATACAAAGTAAAATATTTTTTCCTTCGTTTAATCGTTGATCAATTAACCATCGGTGACCTTGATGCCAAGGTTGCCAACGGCCAATAAACATAGAGTATTTTGTTTGGTTAGTAGATGTTTGACCTACTGAATGGGCTAGGTAATTCTGCATAACTTCTAATTTTTTCTAAACATTCTTCAATGGAAATATTTGTAGTATCTATATCAAGATAATTTTCTGTTGGTTGTTGATAGTTTTCAACATGGAAATTTTCTCGTCCTCGTATTTCTGTTGTATGAACATAAAACTCTTTTAATGAGTCTCCAAGTTTTGTTTTAAATTCTTCACGTTGATCTTTGTATGGTGAAACAAGGGATACAACTACGTTGTTTCCTTTATTGTAAAGA